CTTCCCCTGCTGCGGTGATGTTTCGGGAAGCCATAGCTCTGGCCTCTTGGGAGACTTTAGCTAACTCTCTAGAGCGAGCTTCTTGTTCGTCCTGCTGGCGTAACCGGAGGTTGGTCTCGGATTGCTGCTGACGTTCCCTCTCCGCTGCCATTAAACTCTGCTGATAACGGGCCTGAGCAGAGGCAGCTTGGCGTTGTCCTTGATGACTAGCTACCGCAGATGCAGTGGACATAATTGCCATTATTGTTGTTGGCTCACACATATCAGTTACTTACCTTCAATTTACTAAATTCATAAAAATCTTCGCCGTTTGCTCCGAAGCCCTTTAGCCTGTTCACAAAAGTAAAGCCTAACCAACTAAGCCATTGAATATGCACCGTATTATCGCAGTGGACGATGTTCAATAACAAATCGTTGTTCAAGTGGAGCCTGTCCACCCAATGCCTACTATGGCGGCACAGGGTATATTTAATTTCCTTAATCATTGGCGAGCTTAAAAGGCCAATACCTGAGACATTAGGCATAATCTGTTTAGTCCCAAAGATAGCTACAGGATGTTCTTCCTTACACACCGTAAAGGATAGATCGGCTTCCATAACATGACGTTGTAGGATCACACTCATGGCTACATCTGGCCCCCAGATCGCTCGCATTTCATTAACGTCCTCCACCCGCAGCTCCTTAGCGACTTGCAGAGCATCTGCCTGAGTCGAAGGACGAACCGTGACCCCTGAACCATAACGGCGCATAGGCTCATCCTTAATTGTTTCGGCGGTTGCGTACTGCATAGATCGCTTCAAACTCCATTGAGACAAGAGACGAGGGGAAGGGTGAGTCGTTAAAGATGGAAATCGCCACTTGGTCGTTTTTCGAGTACACGGGGAACTTAAAAGTCCCATCTTGTATAGAATCAGTTTGACTGCCCAAGACGGCAGTTCCGGTTCCGATGGTTCGTCCGTTGTAGACATATTTATATGTATCTCGGTTAGACGGAGTGACCTCAACTCGGAAGTATCGACTATCGTTATAGACCAGAACCCCGTTTCTAATCTGGAACCTTCCCTGAGCAACCATAGTCTGCCCCCTGCCACTGGAGCTAGGAACCCTTAGTTGAGGCCGGGAGACCGTGTAGGTCATGGTATAGGCTACTCCAGCAAAGATTGGCTGATTAGTGTAGTTTCCTTTCACCACTACGGATGTCCCTGACTTGCTATCCACATCCAAGAACACGCCTTCAGGAAGTTTCCGCTCTACTGAGCCTTGGGGATTATTGTCGATTACATTTTGGTTATCTCCTGCATCAGCATGAGGACGGGACACGATCTGAATCGTATCGTTATCCACATTGTAGGGCATAGTGAAGGTGGTCTTATCTGTAGCTGAGTCATAGGAGCCTCCTGCAAGCTCTACGCGACGATCTAGGAGAGTCACATACTCACTACTGGTGTCCTTCTGTCCTGCTTCCATGTCTATGGATTCTAGGAAAACCCCCTCAGTTCTCGCCACAGTGACGTAGAGAGTGGAGTCAATGAAGTCAGTGTTTAGAACTGTAGCGTCTGTCCCAAAGTCAAACTTGAACCAAGCTGATTGCAATTTATCTGACCCACTGAAGAAATACTTGTAGATGTAGGCTCCATTAGTAAACCCATCGGACTGCACTACTAGGACTTGTTCATTATCAGCAGCAGCTATCTTGGTGATGTTTCCTTTGATGTACTTAGGAACCTGAGCAGTAATATCAGCTCCGTCAAAGAACTGGGTATCTGGGTTAACGAAGTATTCTTGGACTCCTGAGAAGTCATTACGGTCAAAGGCAAAGTAAAGGTTACGGCCTACGGGGACAGGCTCACACAATGGAGAGACTGCATAGGCTGTGGACTGCTGAATAGATACCGTTTTAGGAGTCAGGAGGTTTGCGGCCTGTACGGTGAACTGAGTTTGGTCAGCGAACAGCACTAGCCTGTCATAGTAGGGAACAGCACTAGACAGGATGCTCACCTTGGTCGAGCTGGTTCCTACATCAATCGGATCGCCATCGAGGAGCTGTGTGACTGTAGTACGCCAGAAGTTAAAGTATTCCGAGGCTTCACTAAAGATCACGTTCTCGTCTGCCACAAACCCAAGGCGGTTCTTAAAGAAGAACACATCCTTAATCTTCTTAGTGGAGAAGGAAGCGGCAGGGTTAGAGTCATCATCCCCTACCTTTCTCTCTGCCCATGTAGCCTTACTAAAAGTAAATGTTCCATCAGCGTTCCGCACAAGCTGGTGAGGCATTGTAGTGGCATCATACTCTTTATCTATCCCCGGAGCTGGGGCTTCTTGCCACTGACCAGAGCCTCCTGTGCCGTCATCAGCTACAAACTTGAGCCAATACTCATCTCCCTCATCTTCAGGGGAGCCTATGACCTTAATTAAGTATCCGTCTGGGCCTTCTACGGGAAGGTCTACGAAGTTCTGAACGCTCCCAGTGCAGTTCTTAATAAAATCTCCAGCCTTAGAATCCTCCACATCACAGGTGAAGGCAGAAGAATCGTTCTTGACGATATGCAAGGTAGCTCCGTGCTGAGACACGGTGTAGGTACTTGAACCAATAGCAGTAGCTAGTTGCCCCGCTATGTAAGAAGGCTGGATAGTTGAAGCAGAGGAAGTCCCTGTAGTGTGAGTATAGGTAGTTCCTCCTAAAGTAATTTTGTAGGTTACGGAGTAATCGCCTTGAGCAATAAACACCATAGCCTCTTCGCCCCTGCTAGTAGTCTGAGCAGCTCCCATAGCTGTGGCTTGGCTCTTGTTTAAGACAAAAGTGTAGTCAGCTACAGTGAGGCACTTGAGGTCAGATCGTGGGGTGGTGGTGGTAATATACCCTACCCCATCTGGAGTAGTTACGGTTTTCTCTGTGCCGTTAATATCAAAGACTTTTACGGTGTTGTTCTGGAATACCACAACATACCGCTCGGCACTGTCTCTGTTAATTGTGTGGATTAGTGTGTTCCCTACACTCCCGTCAATGAGCTTGGCTGTGTGCTTGGTAGGAGGCCGCTTAATCAGTCCCTCTACGAGCGAAGAGTAGCCATTGATTTGCTCTTCTGCTTGGGAACCATATCTCAGCCCATCGGCTTGCTGGCTTACCCCGCTAACTAGGTTAGGTATTGTGGTGGAAATCAAGGACATGACGTTTATTACCGCGCAATGACATTATAGGAATCAAGATTGTCAAAAATCGTGTAGTCAGCGGTATCGCCATCGGCCTCCTTCATGGCAGCGAGGGCTGCTGCCTCATCTGCTGCGAGAATCCTAAGCATCTCGGGGGAACCCACAACTCGATCCTGAAAGATTCGGGAGCTTCTAGTTGTGATGTAGTACCGAGCTGTCTGGGGTAAGTCAGTGAATGTTAAGAGGAACATGATCTCCCCCTTCAAATCTTGCTTAAAAACGGAAGTGTGGTTCTTCCGGTCATAGAGCTTGGAACCCCGTTGGATTACATCAATGTCAGGGTAGTCAGCACTATTGACATCAAAACGGACACAGGTAGACGGCAATTCTAGCTCGTTTGTTCCCGTTCTTGTAAGGGTATATTCAGGCTCGGTATTGAAGTGCCAGCCTTGGCTCTGCACATCTCGACTGACTTCATCAAGAATTTGCTTGGCAATCCGAGCCTCTGCGTTGGTGGTGGTATCCAGTTGGTTTACTGGAGCCTCCCCGATTGCGGAGAGCATCGTGTTCACCGCCTCAAGTTCTGTAGATAAAGTCAAGCTCATCAGTCGCTATTTGGTTTATAAACGTACAAAAAAGAACGGAGGTTGCAAGCCAAGATAAGGGGGAAGGAGACATTGGATGAGGAATCCAGTGAAAACCCCTATAATTCTTGGACTTACAGCAACCTCCGTCTTGTGATTAGACGTTACGGATTTCTACAGCGCACTCCGGACGGAGAACACCGTGACCCATAGCGTACCGGGCAACAAACAAGCTACCTTGGAACTCAATCTTCCGCTCGGATTCGAGTTTCAGATCAAGCAATTTCACAGTACCGACTGCGCCCTTTTGGAAGCACAGAATCTTGGTGTTAGTGAAATCACCATTGTAGGTGTTGTTTTCGCCAGTAGCAGCCGAGATGCTGGAGTTAGGTACGTTGTTACTCGGAATGACGCGCATTCCAGCAACTTTAACGACTTCACCTTCA